GAAGTGAGGCAGGTCCAAGTTTGATTCCCTGTGGGTTTCATGCCAAAGATTGATGACATCATCACTGTAAGGTTTCAAACCTTTAGGGTAGACCGGCACATCCCCATATTTAGTGCGATGCTTCCCAATGTAACCCTCAGTGCCATAGTTAGACAGCACCGCCACATGCAAACCATGCTGTTTCATCTTCTCCACCAGGAGACCAGCCTGCACACCATACCCTGTAGCCAAACCAGGACTATTACTTACCAGGGACACAACCCCTTTGAGTTTCTCCAAAGCCATACCCCACACAATAGCGGAAACCCCCACCAATCACAGGGACTGGCAGGGGTTTCAGCTTTAGTAGCTAGATGCTTATGCAAGCTCCAGGTACTTGATGTGCGATGCACCGTTAGCAACACCAGCGCCAAGGCGGTAGGTGAAGCGGTAGCCGGTGATGTCGTTTGCAAAGTAGGCATCCTGCGAAACTGCAACCTGCAGTCCAGTGGTGCTCACCTTGACAGAGGGCCAGTGTCCGAAGAACACAGCCTTGTTACCAGTTGCAATGGAAGCCACTGCAGGGTTCTCGTAAACAGGCATACCCAGGATGGTGGAAGGTCCTCCAACAACAGGGTCAAGGATGTAAACGCCGTTACCATCCTTCAGCTTACGAATAGCACCCAGCGTGGAGCTGTTCACCATGTAACCAGCACCAGGGAGCATACGAGCTGCACCATCAACAGAGAACTGAAGGTCAATCAGTTCGTCAGTGGTGATTGCGTTGGTGGTTCCAGCGGTAACACCAGAGCCAGCAACAGCGGTAACTGCAGCGTGGATGACAGCGTTAGCGCGAGTACCAATAGCGTTACCGGCCTGCTCAGCGATGTTTGCCTCGATGTCGAAGCCTGCATCAGTGATCAGCTCGTTAGCGAGCTTGGTGATGAAGCCCTGCTTGCTCATCTGCAGAAGCAGTGAACCGTAGGTGGGGTCGCTCTCGTCAATCGCGGAACCTGCAGCCTTTTCAGTTGCTGCAGAGTAAGCGGTCATAACGGGGATGCGAAGGTCCTCACCAGAGTCGCGCTGGAATACCTCAGAGGTCTCCAGGTACGGTCCAACCAGGCGAGCCAGGTTGTACACGCGGTCCAGGAACGCGACAGGAACAGTAGCGGTAGCAGGAACGAGCGTGCGCTGTTCCATAGAGAAGGTGTGGTCACGAACCTCACCCTTAGCCATTGCGCGGAAGATGTCCCCAGCGCCACGAGCTTCCTCAACAGGAGCGAAACCGCGAGAAGCCTCAGCAGCCTCAGCCTTGCGAGACTCATTGCGCTTGGCAACCTCAAGAGCCTCATCAGCTCTGCGGATGTCAGCCTCAATGCGCTCAATCTTTTCCAACTCAGCTTGGTCGAGCCCACGCTTTGCTTCCTCAGCACCATCAATAACCTCGCGGATTTGGTGGGTAAGGTTAGCGCGGATCTCTTCCTGAGTCTTGATGAACTCAGACATGTAGATGTCCTTTCACTAATCGTAAATAAATGGTTTGCACTGTGGCGGTAACGCTCAACAGCTCTCAGCAGCGGTAACGCACAAATCTGATACCTCAATGATACCCCTAGGGGTTTACCTAACTCCTGGAAAGAGAAAACCCCTACCAGCCGAAAGGAAACCAGTAGGGGTGAAACTCGCTAACGCTGTTCAACAGCCCCAAGAACGCGAGTCTCTTTTTCTCTCTGCTGGCTTGTACCCCTAGTGGGCTTCACCGGCTTTGGTGTGTCAGCAGGATCCTCATCAAGAGCCACAATCGCCTCAGCAAACTCCCCAGCCATCGCCCTAATAGGACCAGACACAGGGTTGCCTGCCACACGCAGAATCGTTTGCTCAATCTCAGATTTAGTAGCCATTAGTTCCCCATCAAAAGTTCAAGCTTTTTCTTTTTCAGAGCAAGCATCTCAAGACCCACATCAGGTTGTGCAGGTTCCTCAACAGGTGCAAGTTTATCCAGCACAGTGCTGATCAGGTTGCGGTCATCAGAAGTAATGTCCTCACCGTTCTCAATCTTCAGCAAAGCATCTGCGAGTGCATCAGGGTCTACCTCAGCACGCTTAGCAACCTTATCCAGGCCACGCACCGCTGTAGAGCCTGCAGTGGCAGTGTAGGCAGGGAACGCCACAATGCTCACCTCATGCAGGTTTATTTTGGTAAGGGTACGCACAGAACCATCAGCGCTCCACTCATCGCCACCGCGAGCCACAGTGAAACCAAAGCTCATAGCATCCACATCACCGCGTGAGATGAGCTCTCTGGCATCGCGCCCCACAGTGGTGTTAGGGAGCATCGCCTCAACATACAGTCCACGATCATCCTCAGTGAGCTTCAGAGTGCCAGCTCGCGTGCTACCCAGCACAGAAGCAGTGTCATGGTTCCAGAGGAGCTTGATGTCATTGCGGTTCCTCAGAGAGCCTCTGAAAGCCCCAGGAGCAATACGCTCAGTGAAAGGCAAAGGCTGTGAGTCACTGTTGAACACTGCAGCGTAACCGCTGAAGCTCATGCCTTCCTCAGTTTCACGCACCTCAAACTCTGCTGAGTTGATTCTGGTTTCCAATTTACTCAAGGCTTCTCCAGTCACGCGGTTCTCATTCTCTGCTTCTATTCTACCAATCACACCTTCTGCATAGTCCATTGCACGCTGTGCAGAGCGCCTAGTGGTGCCTCCACCCCAGAGCGCGATAGCCACAACACCAGGGCTGGGGAAGTCATCACTGTCAGGAGAAGCTGCAGGTGCATCAAAGTCCACCATGTGCCTTGCAAGGAAAGCGCGGATCCTCACCCACTTATCAGCGGTCACAGAACCCTCAGCCATTGCACGCGCTTCACGCACAGTCTGAGGTTGCAAACCATCCCCAGACAAACCCTCCTCATGCCATTGCAGGCCACGCCTAGCGCTTGCACGCATGTAAGCCGGTGGTGTCAAGTCCACCTGCCTGAGCTCGCGGTCCTGCTCCATAGGGAGAGGGTCAATCTTTGTCAGCGTAGAAAACTTGTGACCTACCAGAGTGCCAGAGGGCTCCCAATACTCAAACCCATCCTCTTCCTCAGGTCTCCACACCTGAATCAAAGCAGCAGGGTCATCCTCAGTCCCAGTAATCACAAAATCAGAGTCAGGGACCGCAATCTCACCATCACGCTCAATGAGCTCCACAGTTCCCCTAGCCATACCACCGCTAGAGTCCCACTCCACAAAATCGCCCACCTCAAGCTCATCAGGTTCTGCACGCTCCAAAGAACGCTCACCCTCAAAAGTTGAATCCTCAGCAATAGCGATAGCCACACCCTGATCTATCGCACCCTGCTTAGTATCGTGGCATCCCATAACTTCGCCATCCTCTTTCACAGTGGCCCATTCCCCCACAGCACAGCTGGGGTTGTTCTCCTCAATGTAGTAAGGCACTAATCGTTCTTCCTAATATCCAACACACCCACAACCAAACCAGTAGGGTCAGATAGGGCATAAAGGCGGTCCCCAGGGCGCAAAGTCAGTTTCAGAGTTTCGCCTGGGTCAATGTGAGGTGCGTTAGTTGTGCTCACATCAGGACCACCGTAGTAAATGTACTCATTAGAGCTCTTCGTCATGTTGTGCAGAATCACATCGTGAGGCATGTTGTCGTGCCCCACAATCTCTGTAGCAGCAGTTCCTAAAGTCACCTGCCTGTTTACTAAAGGCATTACTGCACCTCATCCTTATACACACTGTCAGGGTCCTCAGGGTCCACCTGAGCGACACCCTGCAACTGCACTGAAGGCAAACCAGTGTGAGCGACAGGAGGCAAACCAACCATCTCCATAGCCTCAGCAGGACTGAAACCAGCAAACACTAGGTCACGCACCATCTGCACCTTCTCACGCTGGGCACGCACACCAGACTCAGACAGGTTCACATTAGCGAGAGGCACACGCACCTGAGAGGCAGCCTCCCCATCCTGTGCTGTCAGGTCCTCCCACGATCTGATGTCATTGATGGTGAGGAACCCTGACTGGAGCCCTGTGCTGTAACTGGAGAAGCGTGCCTGAGTGTCAGCGCGTAGCAGACCGTTCATGTTGAACTTGATGAAAGCATCAGCGCCACCAGGGTAACGGTCCATGAGAGGTGACATGGCATCCTCAAGCAGGGTCACATAGGGTCGCAAAGTGTGAGTCACAAACGCAATCATGTTCTGCTCAACAGAGCTGTATGTGTTTGTGCCTGGAAGGTTGAGCATGTGTGAGGGGATACGCCAAATGCGTGCCACATCCTCCACAGCCATTCTGCGAGCCTCAAGTGCCTGAGACTTCTCAGGATCTGCCTGTGTTGCTTTGAAGCTTGCACCACCGCTCAGAACGCCTGTACGCCCACTCTTACGCCACCCCTTGTGGGCATTGTCGAAGCTGTTACGCAAACCTTCAGCCTGCTCCTGAGTGAGCGCCCCAGGATACTCAATAACACCCTGCAAAGTTGTTCCAGAGCCAAAGAAAGTAGCAGCATACATCTCCAACGCTTTAGCCAGGGAGAGGTTCTCTTTCATTGCACCCACACGAGACACACCGCGAATGTGACCAGGCTTCAGCAAATCAGGGATGTAAACAATCTGCTCAGTGGTCAGAGGCTTATCTTCTCCCTGCACCTCGAAAATCAAACGCCCCTGTCCATTGCGCTTCACCTCGACAGTGTTTGGGTTGAGCACATTCAGGTTCACAACCTCACCGCGACCATTGCTGAAAACGCGGATGAAAGCGTTGCCGTCAATCAAGAGACTCACTAGCACGCTCTTATAGAAAGTGCTGTGACCGTTGAAGTTCACATCAGGCTGTGCAACCCAGGCAGGCTTAGGTCTGAAAGGTCTACGGTTCCCATCATCACGAAAGAACACATCCACAGGCAGAGTGCCGATGGTGTCAGAGATGAGCGACACAGCAGACCACACTGCTGCGATCTGGTAGGCGTTCTCCTCAGTGACATTAGTGCCAGCCTGACTGCTGAAAACAATGTCATCCCCAGTCTCAAAAATGGTCTGGAAACTGATTGCCCTATCTTCCCAAAGTTTGTTGAATACCACTTATCGCCCCAAAGCTAATCCGATTAGAACCATGAAAACGCCACCCACGATGAGCCCCACAGGGAGGCTGATAAGGGTAGCGCCTGCTGTAATTGCCACAGCACCAGTAATCTGAAGAATGTTAGACATCATCACCTATCCGAAAAATTGTGGCACTGGTTCTAGTTTAGCGCCTGTGAGTGCCCTATCTACTGCCAGCACCATCGCAACAGCAGCATCAATCTTGCGAGGGCTGTTCCTAGAGTCTTTCACAATGCGTGGTCCAAGGTTGTCAATCTTGGTCACCGCGTTTCCCAAGTGTCTAGCGAGGATGGGGTTACCGTCATGGATAAGCCGGTGCTCTGTCACAGCATCGAAAACTTTGGCACACGCTGGG